AGGTAGAACAACAAAGGAAACGAGACGACTCATTACGTCAAGATGCTATCGACCGTGAGCGTATAAGTTTGCAAGAAGATATTGCTGAGATGAAAGATGAAACTACAAGAGAACGTTTGGAACAGCAAAGAGAATTAAAATTAATGGACTTGAATAGAAAATAAGGTAGTATAGAATCAAATTATGAAAATTATGAAAGAAAAACAAAGCTACAGCAACAAAGGAAACGTGCCTTTAAAGGTTACTAAAAAAGTTTCTGTCAACACTAAACCTCAACCTGGTATGGGTAAAGGTAAAGCGAGAGGTGTTGGTATTGCTGAATCTGGCACAAAGTTTTCTGGCGTATATTAATGTCAGTACTTTGGTTAAGAGAAAAACTACTTAAAGAACTTGCTGATAAAAGGCAAGCTATAACAGACACATTACTGGCTGGCGTCAAAGACATGAGCCAATATGAGTTTCTACGTGGACGTTACAGTTCTCTCATCGACGTAGAAAATGATCTAAGGGAGCTGCTAGGAAAAGTGATAGAAGATGACGAAGACCAACAAGGTGGTAGTACCTGACCACGTAGCAAAAGAAATCGAGAAAGAAAATCAAGCAATAGAGCAAACCGTACAAGAAACGGGTGAAGAGCTTGATAAAGCATATGTTGATCCTGGAATAAAAGTCCTTGATCCAACTCTTTTAGACAAATCCGCATTAGAAAGAATGCCTACACCTACTGGGTGGCGTATGTTGATACTGCCATTTGCTGGTATGGGTAAATCTAAAGGCGGCATAATAC